CAATGCTGAATGTTTATAATTTCATCATCATCATAAGGGCGACCACCATTATTTTCGATGTAGTCACCTAACCCATCATGAAGATAATCAATTATACCAAACACGTCACCTTTGGTTATTTTTTCTGATTCATTTTCTAGACAATCTTTATTGGTTAACATTTGTGTCCTCCTCGTTTATCTCGTCAATGGTTCTGATTAACGCCTCTAACTTTTGTGCCTTCGTCATGAACGCTTCATCAAAAGTTAACGGTGTTATTTTGATATTGAATTTAGCGAATGCTTCGGTAAATTCTCTAACGAATTTCTCTTTGGTTGTTTCCATTATTTTTTCTCCCTTTTAATCATGTTTGTCATTTTCCTGTCCATCAATTCCATAACTGCATCTGCCAACGAACCCCTGGCTTGACCTTCGTCAGTTACAATTTCATCATCGTTGTCCTTGAATCTCAACACCGATGCAACACCGAACTCTGTTGCATGTACTAATAGTCTGACCCGACGTTTTTCTGGGTGTTGTGATGGTGGGGTGTTCTCGTCGGTTGTTTCTATTGGTGCAGCCCAACCACATGTCAAGATACTGAAAGTATCGTAGCCATCAATTGCGCTGAGTGTTTCTTCGTCTTCGAGCAATTCATACACATCGGGTGACTTTGCAACACAATCTACTAGACCGTTCGTGTTGGCTACCCACACCGATGCCCACTTCAAGTCGTACATATTACCGACTTGAGCCCTGACTTTATCTTCCATACTGATTGCTTGGTTTAGTTGAATTGACATTTTATATATCTCCTTGGTTTGTTGTTTTGTTTTCTATTCTTGATGTAACTATTTCTACTGTCTCATTAATTACGCCAACGGTGGCAGTGTTGATGCCTCGTTGAAGTAATGTCTTGAACCTGTCATCTTCTAACAGATGTGCCACTAACTCCAGTTTTGCATTTTGAATAACGCGAGCGTAATCCAAATGCATACTTGCCCGATATGCAATCGTGTCTTGGTCAATGTTGTCCATCACCCTGTCTATTGCTTGGGTTGACATTTCTTCACGAACCAACGCTTGCATTCTTTCCATAACCGTATTCGCCACATCTCTAGTGATGCGGTTGTAAGACTCAACATCAATGTCGAATCTAACTTGCTCTTGCGAGACTATGCGAATAGTCATATTACTTACCTGCTTTCTCTCGTTGTATTTCGCTGACGGTTAATTCGGCTAGCACTTTCTCCCAGCCGATATCTTGGCGCTTAATTTTGCGACGCATCTTTTTGCGACGCTTATGATTTAATTTGTGTTTCGACACTGACCTCTCCTTTGATTGTGTCCCAATTAAGGAACGATTGACCATATTCATAACCGTCCCAGCAATTACAGCCGGGCTTACCACAAGCCAAGCACGCTGTGCAGTCGCCACAATGTGTGGCGGATGCATCTAGCGCATCAACATAATAAACTGCTTTACAGTTGTTACAAGTTACCTTTGCGAAATCCGCATCTGTGTAATCTGTAAAACTGAGTATCGTTTCTATTATGTCGTCTTGGTAAAGTTCTTCCATGATGTATTGCTCGCTATCATGAATAGTCCAACCCGACATCGGTTGGTCGTCTTCATCATTGAGCGCGTCATCATAGGCTTCGTTGTCCCAACCTAGGTATGGCGAGGTGTAACTCTTGCCCGTGTAGCCACTGTAGCCAGTGTAATTGGTATAAGTGAACGGCTTGTAGGAACTATTAGACCACCACATATCGTGAGCCCAATGTCCTGCTGTCTCGTTCAAGATATACCAATCAAACTCGGTCTTTGGGTCGGCAGATAACACAACCAACTTAGAACCAATCGCCCACTCTTCAATGTTCTTGAACACCGAAGGATTGTCTAGCGCCGCAATACCACCAGCGAGTGATGGTAAAACAAGTTGCGCAAACAACTTTGTATCTGAGCGCTTGTCACCTATTGGCATAGTTATCGGCAACATACCATTGTGACCGAGCACAACTCTATTGTTGTCACCAACATCGAACGGATGACAATTATCAACACTCGTTGTGCCGTGAGTTGATATGCGCCAATGAAACAAAGATGCATTGTTGTTATATATCTTTGTCAGTTCGCTCCATCTGACCCACAACTTGTCAAAGTCCATGTCATGGTCTTTGATAATTGCAGTACCGGCATGAATCGCGAAACCAAATCCGTCAGGATTTGATAACGCGGCTCGCTTGGCTCTGTCGTAGTCCAGAGTAACTGTTGGTGGAATTAAAGTTAATAAACACATTATTATTTACCATCGCTTTCTTTGTTGTCTTCTGTTGACCAACCGAGAGGTGTCGGTGACACCCCACGCTTATGAATCTTCTTAACAAGGTTTGGATATAGTTCATTATGCTCTCTGGCATAATTCGCAAACATCTCAAACTCTCGTAACCCTTTCTCCTTGATTGCCTGAGCCGATGTAACTACTTGCGTAAACTGCCACAAGCAATGAACGAACTCACCGTAAGCAAGCACAGTCTCAAACCGTAAAGACGGTCTGAACAAACGCAACTCATGCGTATGGGAGTTGTTGCGATTGACCGCAAGGTTTCTCTCGTACGCACTTGGCACATAATCACCGTTCTTGCGAACACCCTTGACAACTTCCATAATTGTCGGCTTGTCCTTGTCGTCCCAATCCATACCACTAGCACCGACAAAAGCATCGATGTCATACTTGGCATAAGACGAATTGCGTCCTGAGAATTGAATCATATTAAGTTTATTCATGTAAACAAAATATAGAAACTTCATCTCATGCTTGGCATCCACGAAAGAGTTCTTAGAGATGTGAATATGCAGACCACATGTTGATGTCTGCCACGCTCTAAAGCCCCTGGTTCGTAGATACGACAACGCACTTGCTAAGCCATCGCTGTGATTCTGTAGATAACCAATAGTCATTGGGTGTGTAACAATCTCAAAGCCATTGCTCAACGAGCAATCCTCTTTGACATACACAAGACCATTGGTGCGACTATGAATCTCTTGAACAATGTCATCGTGGTCATGGCGATTGTTTGGGTCTTCAACCTCAATCTCCATGCCCATGTATGGCAGTCCACGCAGGATTCCTTTGTCATCGGTTATCCTGCTGGCTCGCCCAGACGCTAGTCCATCTGAATTGAAGAACACAGCGGTCGGCTTGTAGCCATAACTGTGCACTCCCTCGGTTGGGCGCTCTTCGTCCTCTTGCTCCTGCTCATATTGAACATCGTCGTGGCAACTTGAGCAATAAAGATATCCGTCTAACCGATATGCATCATCGCGCTCAATAATTTCACCACAACGTTCGCAATCTATTTCATCTGATTCTGCTGGCATTTATATCTCCCTTGTTTATGTTTGGAACTGATACCTAAGTATCAGTTTCTACTCTTATGAGTATATCGCACCACACAAGCGTTTCCACTTGTGTAATGCAGACACTCACGAGATTCTGTTTCTGTTATTCCACTCGTCTGCTGATTCACGAATATGCCAACGCAGATAATCGGCTACTAATTCATATTGCGCTTCACACATTACTTCGTAGTCTGCCGAACTCACTAAGATGCTTGAACTATCACCGTCGTGCTTGATAACACAACCGTCTTTACTCAATACACGCACCATTTTCTCGCCTGGTCGTAGTTCTAATGTTTCGTTAATTATTATTTCTATGTTTCCTATTCTTGAACTAAATGACTTATTCATTATTATTCTCCTTTGTTAGTGTGTTCATTTCGGCTACATATTTCTTGAGACATCTGTCAAAGATGTCCATAGCGTTTTCGTATGCTTCGGCTGGGCGTTCTGGCGCATTTAGTAATGCGTCGCAAGCCTTATACATTTTACGAACATTGCGCACATCTTTTGCCCAAACTTCTTGTGGGTAAACGACTGTGAATATGCTGTCAAGTAATTCTTGTGTCCGATACTTTGCTACTTTCATTAGTTCTCCCTTGTTTTTGTAATTGTGTCTGAAATGTATTTCATGTATTTAGTAATACGCAACGGAAACAGCGTTGGTGCAAAACAACGCAACTCAACAGTGCTATCCGTTAAGTTTACGCTGTGGTATCTACCTTCACCTATTTCTCTTTTACCATACCAAGTGTTTTTTGCTTGCTTTGTTGGTTTTGCCCAAACACTTTGCCAAAGTTGTTGACTTGTGTCGCAGGCTGGTTTCTCGGGATTCCATTCAACTTGAACTGATGCAATGTCGGCAAGCACAGCATCTTCAAATCTGCTGATGTGTGCGTCGTCGTCAAATATAGATTTGTCGGTGTGAATATGAAATGCTCGTTCGCCAATCCAATGTATGTTGAAATCTGATTCAGCAATCAGTTCTAACCATTCCCAATTAAACCGATTATTAAAATAATCGTATGTTGCCGGAATTGATTTTATTTCAAATCCATCTTTTAGCGAATCATCAGCACACACATCAATATCGTCAAAGTCCCTATGTATCTTGCGAACAAGTTTGTCTATCCCTGAATACATTTCAACTTCTAGTTCAAAACCAAATATCGGTTCACTTATCTTCTGCCGATTTTGATGCCAACGATTAAAGCATGTTTTGAATCCTGTGTCGTCTATCCAATACTGTCTCCATTTAGAAACGGCTGAATTGTCGTGCAAAAGATTTCTTGTTGTCTTTTTCATTTACTCTCCTTGTTTGTGTTTGTATATCTACCTGAATAGGTAATCGAGCCCACAAGTTGAGAGACATCTCTCAACTTGTGAACTCTCAACCAATTCAAATACGACTAGATGACTAGGCAGTCATTGACAGTTCCATATTGCCAACCTGTGCCGAAATTGCAAGATTGCGATACCACTGCTCATCACGAACACTAATGCCTGTGATTTCATTAGCCGACGCTTGCAGGTTGCTCAACTCATTGAGTTGTGTTTCTTGCTGAACCGTGTGAGCAAACGAAACTCCGTTTGCTCGTGGTGCGTTGCTATTGAAGTAGTCTGTTTTTTCGCGTATCATTGTATTCTCCTTGTTTGTATTTACCGTTATCGGAACGGTGGCCGTTGGTGTTATCGGTTGATAACCCACCACGAACCACAAGCAGGGGAATGCTTGTGGGTCATAGTTCGCTATCAGGCGAAATTAGGACAATTCATCACCCCAACCAATGTATGGTTCTGTGAGTTCATTGTCTTCTGTCAAATCAACATTGAGCCGGTTGCAAACGGCTTGGATTGCCAACCTTAAGACAGGAATGACATACCTTGAATACTCAGGTGTGGAATTAGGAATCCATGTCATATAGACATCTGTTCCATTACCAGCGGTTGAGAATCCGAAGTAAGCACCGTAGTCGTCGGTGATGACAACCCCGCGACGACACCAGTAACTAGCCCATGTTATTTCCGCACATAGTGGGAAAAGACGAACTGGTTCAGTGTGAGACCATTTGAGTTTGACACCATAATCATCGTCAACGACGATGTTAGGGCACATTATCTCAAACGGAAAGTTCTGACGTGGGACATAAGTTCCTGATTCGTTTTCTAACCAAGAGCGCATGAGCCCGCTAGGACTTCTTTTGTCGCTGAGTTGAGTTGTTGTTGTCATTATTGTTTCTCCTTGTTTGTATTTGTTTCTGCTTATCGGTTGATAAGACTCTTTGACTCACGGACAGGGGAATGCCCGTGAATCGCAGACTGTCATCAAACAGTATTACAATTCAATTGCCTCGCTATCTTGTACGACCCAATGACCATCTACATGGCGATTAGCACGCACAACTACCTTGAAGCGACAGCACGTCGTGAACTCAAACGTGCCTGTGCCTTCGTGCAAATTGGTTGGGCACTGATGCCCAAGCAACCTAGCGATGAATTGTTGTTCTTGTGTCATTATTTATGTCTCCCTTTTAATAGCCGACGAACTCATCAGTGCGCTTCGCGCAGACCCTTCACAGGGTTTCGTCGTCAGACGATTTATTTCTTATTGAACTCCATAACGACATAAGCGAACTCAGCCTTTGTCAACGCTAATGCCTGTATCGCTACCTGCTTGGATTTCGCAGTAACGCGTGGCTTAACTTTTGGAGCAGACTTCTTCGGCGCCTTGATTGTCTCTTTCAATGCCAACTCAAGAGTTGGGAATCGGAAGAAAAACAACTTTGCTTCACTCAAGAATTTCTCTTGAACTCTGACTGACTTTCCGCAGTCTTTGGCTGTTGCCTTTGCGAGTTGAGCAATTGTGAATTGCGCATCCAATGCTTCGGTTTTAACCACGAGGCGAACAACTTCTTCACCGAGAACCCAACGGGCTTCTCGGGCGACTTTGTTCGTCTTTCCTGCGTTAATCGCCAAACGGCGAAGTTTTGTCATATTATCTAACATGCTTGTTCTCTTTTCTGTTGAGAGATATCTCTCAACTCTGTTTTTGTTTACCACGGTCGGCGTGGTGCCGTGAACCATCAACGGGACACATCGGGACAGACTGTCGGCAAAGGTAAAGCGCCAATTTCTTGACGCTGTGCCACAACCGTATAGGTCGCCACGATGCCAACCCCGAGCCACGGCTCGTTGCTGGCGTTGATGATTCACTATTGGAATTGCATCTGATTTGGACATGGGCTTATTCCCCATTGTTTGTGCGATTACGCGCAGATAGCACACCCCGGGGGCACGCCCCCCCTGCCCGGCCGACGAATAGTAGATGGTTCTGTCGCGTGTCCGTACAGACCATTTTTTAAAAACTAATTTCATACCCCAAAAGGGGCACCTAGCAACTCAAAAGGGTACCTTAATAAAAAATATTACAGTTTACAATTCCATTTTCGCAAAGCCAATGCTTTGCGTGTCGGTTTACCGTTTGGTTTTGTCATTGGGCCTGGCATGCCACCCATTCTAGCGCAAAATGATTTGCGACGGTTAGCTGCTTTCGACCCCGGCTTAAGTTTGCTAGGTTTTGTCGTCACCGCCATCTTTAACTTAGACCCAGGATTTGCCGCACGATAGGACGCAACGCCTTTAGCGTTGAGTCCGCCTGCTGGGTTCTTTCCTTCTTTGCGTTGCCACGCAGCTGTCTTAGCCATTACTTGTAATTCTTAACCATTGCCTTTGGGTTCTTAACCTTAGAGCTTTTGCCTTTTACCTTTGGTGGGTAAGTTGATGTGCTTGTTCCCGACTTCGGCGTTGCCGAAGCGTGGCTATCAAGTTGACGGTAGTTGTATGGCATAATGCTCCTTAGGGACTTGTGCCCTCCAAATCAAAACGCTTGGGGCGTTTTGATGTTTACATGGTTCTTACGTTTCCCCCCCTATAGTCCCCCCCAAGCGTTACATGGTAACGATGAGGGCACATAGTGATGGCAAACAACGAAGAAATGACTCTGACGACCGCTCAGCAAAACTATCTAGATTGGCTGTGCACCGCTCCATCGGAGCGTGTGCCAGCCTCAAAAGCAAAGTACGCGCTAGAACACACAATAGATGAAACCACCTTACGACGCTGGCAGAAAAAAGAAGTTTTCCTCAACGAATGGAAGAAGCGGGTAGATGACATCCAAGGCTCACCAGAACGCACACAAAAGCTTCTGGACACACTTTACGACAAAGCCCTAGAAGGAGACACCAAATCTGCACAGCTGTATCTGCAGGCCACCAACCGCATGTTACCGCCTACGGTAACGCTTCAGTCTACTAAGAAGACAAACGAATTAACTGATAGAGAACTCGACGAGCTGATTGGGCAGATAGCTGCACATGAGAAATCTCGGCGTGGGCTAAAGGTGGTGTGATGGCTACGACAACTAACGATGCAATTTATCTAAGACTCGTTGACCTGTATCCTGATGCTGGCAAGACGCTTGGCGACTTGTTATACACTTTTTGGTCTGAGCGTGGTCTAGAGAACCGTGGTACTTTGGCTTACCAGTATCTCAAAGACCAAGGTGCCACTGGTGACACCTTGGGCGACCTGTTTAATAGCTACTTTAACGATGAGTCGTTTTTTGCCGGTTTCGATGAGGGTGACATCATGGACTGGTTGGAGCTACAAATATTTGGGGATTACAATGTTGAAGAAGAAGTTCTATTCGGATAGTAACGGTTTAACCACTAATTAGGAGACAATAACATGGCAACGACTTTCACTAAAAAGATTCTTTCAGGCAGCACAGATGGCAAAGCCATCAAGGTTGCTGCAACCGCTACGGCTGGTACAACGATTCATACAGGTTCGGCTACGGCTACAACTCTTGATGAGGTTTGGATTTACGCAGTAAACAGTTCTGCTTCGTCAGTTAAACTGACGATTGAGTGGGGCGAGGCTACTGCGCCTGATGGCAACATTGAGTTGACTGTTACGGCTGAATCGGGTCTTGTTTTGTTAATTCCTGGTTTGTTGATTAAGGGTAATGCTACTCCGCTTGTTGTTAAAGCGTTCGCTGCTACAGCAAACGTTATTTGTTTGCATGGGTATGTAAACCAGATTACTGTTTAGGTTTTTGTGCCAAGACCGCACGCACCTCGTACTAGGGTTTCAACATATCTAAGCGACTGGATGCCGACTGGCGACACTCGTTCTAGTGTTGCAGGTTACTTTGGTGGTGGTGACGATGGTGCTTCAGTTTCAGGAATTGACAAAATTGCTTTTCCTCTTGACACAAAAACTACTTTAAGCGCAACTTTGAGTAATGCCACATATTTGGGTACAGGTTTTGCAAATAGTGGTACGGCTGGATATTTTGTTGGCGGTATCGGTCAAAGCGGTGCAATAGATAAGATTGCTTTACCTGCCGATACAAGGACAACTCTTGCCGCAACTTTAACAACAGGAACTTCAAGACAAGCAGGTGCGGCAAACTCTGGCGTGGCTGGTTATATTGCTGGCGGTACTAATGGTACTGCTACTTCAGACATTATTAAAATAACTTTTCCTGCTGACACTAAGACAACTCTTAGTGCGACTCTTACATCTGCTTTGCAGACCCAAGCAGGTTTTGCAAACTCTGGTGTTGCAGGTTATTTCGCTGGTGGTTATTTTGGCGTCCCTGAAAATGTGTCGGGTATAGATAAAATAACTTTTCCTGCTGATACGAAAACTGTTTTGAGTGCAACACTATCTACTGCTAGGAGAGAAATGGCTAGTATGGCTGATTCGGGTGTTGCTGGATATGTCGCTGATGGTTTTGACACAGGGT